GAGTAATTCCGATAAAAGAGTCTTCTCGCTATATACGCGTGAAGGCTTTTTCTTTTGGAAAGCCATTTAAGACCGCAAGCAACGTGAGCGCAATTATTGGCGTAATACAGACGGAAACGCGTGAAGCACGCGATTTACCGATAGAACAAAAAATAACGTCGGTCAGTCCGACGGTTCAGGAGTGAATTAGATGGCAGGAGGTTCATGGAGTCCTTCATCGTTACCAATTCGTCCAGGTCTTTACGCAAACTTCGTATCAAGCGCTATCGCTCAAATTTCGGGCGGTACTCGCGGTACGGTAGCAATGCCATTAAAGACGTATACAGGCGGAACGGCTACGGCAAAGAAATTCTACACAGTTAACAACGAAACAGACGCAGCAGCTTTATTCGGATCGGCGAACATTCAACCGATTAAATTCGCGTTACAAGGCGGAGCAAAAGAGGTATTAGTTTATACGATGCCTGCGTCACCAGCAGTGCAAGATTATATCGATATGCGAACTGCTTACGATACGCGTCCGTTCAATGTATTCGTATATGATTCCGAGGTTTCAGCTACGGAACAAGACAATACGTTAACTTGGACGAAAAATAACAAGTCCGAAGGCAAGCATTATATGGCGGTATTCGGTTGCGTAGTTGCTGCGGACGATAACGATCCGTCAGTCGGAGACACACGTTCAATCCGTTTATTAGACGATTATGCAGTTAACTTAATTAGCGGAGTTACTATCGGAGGCACAAATTATTCATCGGCTAAATATGCGCCATACATTGCGGGCTTAATCGCAGGAACGGCTATTAACCGTGCTATTACGTATGCGGTTGCGCCTGTTGACGATGTAGTTACGCGATTTACGAATACTCAAACAAAAACGTCATTATCGAAAGGTTCGCTAGTTCTTACGAACGATGGCGAAAAGGTTAAAGTAGAGCAAGGCTTAACGACTTCGGTTAAGAAAATCCGTCAGCAACGTACTCGTCAAGCGATTTTAACGGACTTAACGAAAACTGCGAACGATTCTTATATCGGAAAAATCGATAATAATGCGGACGGGCAAGCTTCGTTAATTAGTGCGTTCAAGTTGTACTTAGAGACGTTAGCGGATTCAAACGCAATTGGTAAAGACGGAATTACAGTCGAATTGAACCCACAGTTTGTATCGCAAGGAGATGCGGTATTTATCGCGGTAAGTTACGACGAAGTGGATTCGGCAGAACGAATCTTCTTAACTATTAACGTTTAAGGGTGGTGAAATAGATGGCAATGGACGCAACTCGCGCAATTTATGGTAATTTCGGCGAAGTTTGGATGGAAGGTGAGTGGCTATCAAACTTTAATTCTGCTGAAGCTGTCGGAGAAATCGACAAAGAAGAGATCAAGAGAAGTGGAACACGTATAACAGCACATAAAGTAACAAGTGTAACATTCAGCGGAACAATAAACGGGCTAAAAGTAAGTTCAAGATTTATTAAGTTAATCGGTCAAGTAGCTTCTGATAGAGGGAAGCCGTTTGTTACCGAACTTATCTTAAAATTAGCAGATCCAGAGTCTTGGGGAGCGGAACGTATACGTTTAAAAGGCGTTCAATTCGATAAGATTCTTTTAATGAAATTTGAAGCAGGTAGTATTGTTGAAGAAGAATTACCTTTTACATTTACGGGGTTTGATCTATTAGATGAAATAAAAGAATCGTAACAATAAGGGCGCTTTCGGGCGCCTTTTTAAATTTGAAAATTACCGGGAGGATTATATAAATGGATGCATTACAAGCTTTCTTAGGCGCAGACCTTGAAGTAAAAGAACAGGTACAAATCAAACGATTAGGGATCGCATTGGAAATTAAAGCAATAACAACTAAAAAATTACAAAACTTAACAAACCAAGCTACACACGGTAAAAGCGTTGATGAGATTAAACTTAATGGACTTATCGTTGCTTCGGCGTGTACAAATCTTAATTTTGGAGATTCAAAGTTACTAGAAAAGTATGAAGCTAGCGATGCGGCTGATTGCGTACAAAAAGCGTTACTACCAGGAGAAATGGTGAACGTAGTAAAAGCAATTATGACGGCTAGCGGTTTCGACGATTTCGATGACCAAGTTAAATCGGCAAAAAACTGATTAAAGCCGGAGGAGAGGCGATGCTACTACACGCCATATTCCAACGGCACCATATACCACCAGACGAAGTGTTTGCGAAAGAACAACGTCATAGAGCGTTTATGTACGCAAGTATGCAACTCGTTTTCGAAGAGGAAGCGAAACAGAATAAATAAGGAAGGAGGAATAAAATGTACAATTTGACCGCAGTTCTTCGTCTCCGCGATCAATCCTTCTCTAGAGGAATGCGTAATGCTAATCGCTTGATGAGCGGCGCAAGGTCCGGCGCAGGGGCATTCGCTAAACAACTAGGACTTATAACGTCTGTAGCTGCAGGGGTTGGTGTGGCGATGAGTTCTTTAAATAAAGCGATGGATTTTGAAGCGCAGATGTCTACGATTAAGGCTCTTACAGGGGCGACTAACGAAGAGATGAAGCAAATGCAGAAGTTAGCGTTAGATATGGGTGCAAAAACGAAATACTCAGCGCTCGAAGCCTCAAAAGGGATTGAAGAGTTACTTAAAGCAGGGATATCACCAGCAACGGTTAAAGCAGGCGGACTCGAAGCGGCTTTAAACTTAGCGACTGCTGGAAGTCTTGATTTGGCAGAAGCGAGTGAAATTATGAGTACATCGCTTAACTCGTTTAGTAAAGACGGTATGAAGGCTGCAGATGCTGCGAATATTCTTGCCGGGACAGCTAACGCATCTGCTACGGACGTACACGATTTGAAGTATTCATTATCGGCAGTTGCAGCAGTAGCGAGTGGCGCAGGGCTATCGTTAAGGGACACAAGTGCAGCGTTAGGAGTATTAGCGAATAAAGGTCTTAAAGGATCAGACGCAGGTACGTCGCTTAAATCGTTATTACTACAACTTCAGCCAACGACGAAAAAGACAGCGAAGTTATTTAGTGTACTAGGATTAGAAACGGATAAAGCCGGAAATGCCTTCTACGATGCTAAAGGTAATATTAAATCGATGGCGGACATAGCGCAAGTCTTACAAGATAAATTTAAAGATATGACGAGTGGCGAGCGACAGGCTGCGTTTAAAGAAGCATTCGGTACTGACGCGATTCGTGCGGCGAACATTCTTTATGAGGCGGGAGCAAAAGGCGTCAAGGCATTTAACGATGAGATGTCGAAAGTTACTGCGTTAGACGTCGCTAAAGAAAAGATGAATAACGCTCAAGGTGCAATAGAGCAGTTTAAAGGAGCGTTAGAAACCCTACAAATTTCAGTACTAATACCTTTATTGCCAGTAATAAAAGATGCAGCAACTAAAGCATCGGACTTTGTTGCGAATTTAAAACCGGAAACTATTGACCGATGGGGTAAGAACATTAAAGACGCTGGACAGTCGTTAGTTAACTTCGCTAAGTTCGTTCACGATAATTGGAAACCGATTAAAGAAGGTTTTATCTCTATCGCTGCGGGAATTGGCGCTGCTAAAATTGCTATGATTGGCTTAGACATTGCAATGGGTGCAAACCCAATCGGACTTATAACAATAGCAGTTTTTGCTTGTGTTGCTGCGTGGGTATACTTAGCTCGTAACTGGGATACGGTTAAGGCTAAAGCATATGTAGTATGGGGAGTACTAAAATCAATGCTCGGTCCTATAGGTACCTTAATTGAAGCAGCGGTTAAATTAGCGCTAAACTGGGATAACACTTGGACGAGAATTAAACAAGGAGCGGCTTCGGCAGTAAATGGCGTAATCGGAAAAATCAATGCGCTAATTAGAACGATCAACCTGATTCCTGGTGTAAATGTTCCTATTATTCCGAAAGTGGAATGGGGTAATACAAAGGCGGGAAGTTACGTAAGTGGAGGCAGTCAAAGTAGCACGCATGTCACTAGAATGTCTCATGCATCAGGACTATCGAACGTACCTTACGACGGTTATCAAGCTACACTTCACAAAGGAGAACGCGTTCTAACGCCGGAGGAAACTAAGGCATATAATCGTGGAAGTAAAGGCGGAGGAATCAACATTACGGGCAACACGTTCAACGTCCGCAAAGACTCCGATATTAAACAAATCGCGTACGAATTAGCTAAATTAATCGAAAGAGAAGGAGGGGCATTTGCGTAATGGGAGCGATAAAGTTTTGGTTATACAACGGTAAGGAGAAGTTGCAGTTGCCGGTCAATCCCGAAAGCATTAGCGTCTCCTCTCCGTTTGGTTACGAAGATATAGACGTAGCGCAACTCGGACAAATAACGGTATTCGGCGATAGGCAACTTGCGGAATATTCTCTATCCGCGTTTTTCCCTTCGATATACAATCCGGCTTACTGCGAATATTCATCGATTCCGAAGCCATGGGACGCGGTTAATTTAATCGAAAAATGGCGCGATAAGAAAACTCCGATTCGCTTAACGGTAACGGGAACGCCGATCAACGTTTTAGTAACGATACGCGATTTCGATAAGGAAGTCGAGAAAGCCGGAAGCCCTGGCGATATATATTACACGATGTCATTAACGCAATATAAAACGATGGCTCCGAGAAAGACCGCAACAACTTCGAAAACAACTAAGCCGTCAACGAGTTCTTCCCGTAGTTCTTCGAAGACAACTCCGAAAACTTATACGGTAAAGAAGGGCGATTGCCTGTGGAAGATAGCGATAAAATACTACGGTAAGTCTGAGTACTGGCGCAAGATTTACGATAAGAATAAGAAACTTATCGGTAAGAATCCGAATCTAATTTATCCGGGTCAAAAGTTGGTGTTGCCGTAATGATTAAGGTTATTTACGATAATTACGATATTACTACGATGGTGAAGTCGGTCGAATGGTCCGGACATCTTGATAAGTCTTATCGTGAGCTTTCGTTATCAATTATTAATACGGCTAACGGTAAAGCTCAAATATTGCGATTCTCAAACGGAAAGCAAATCGATTTTTATAACGATGGCGTAAAGTTGTTTAGAGGTATCGTATTTAGTAACGAAATTGATTCTAACGGAAATTTAGATATTACGGCGTACGACGAGAACGTTTATCTCGTTAAGAACAACGATTCGCGCGTATTTAAAAATATCAAGGCTTCCGATATCGCTAAACGTTTATGCAAAGACTTCGGAATCCCTTACGGAACCATTACCGATACAGAATACGTAATACCGAAGCTAATCATCCGCAACAAATCCCTATACGAAATTATCCGAATAGCGCTTACCGTTACGCAGAAGCAGACGGGCAAGCGTTTTATTATTGGAAATGTTGGCGGAAAGCTAACGTTAATGAAACTCGGCGCAACTACTTCGAAGTGGATTATCGAAAGCGGTCGCAATCTAACGGGCGCTAAATACTCGCAATCAATCGAGGATATGAAGACGCAAGTTAAAGTTACGGGCGGTACCGAG